CGCATTTCCACATAAGAACCCAAGAACATCATACGAGGAAAGAGACTTCATACAAAAGAATGAAGTGTTGACTATAGAGTTATCACGTGGATGTATGTTTAAATGTACATTCTGTGACTATGCACCACTGGGTGTCAAGGGAGACCATACCAGAGATGCAATAAACTTTGAAGAAGAGTTACGGGAAAACTATGATAAATGGGGTGTGACTCGTTACATACTTGCAGACGAAACTTGTAATGACCGTTCAGAGAAGATTGAGAAGTTTGCTAGTGTTGTAAAAACATTACCTTTTCAACCGCAGTTTCATGGATTTGTTAGAGGAGACTTGTTTGTAAAACGAGCGAGAGAAGACTGGGATAATATGATTACTATGGGATTCACCAGTCACTCTATGGGTCTTGAGTCGTTCAATCATTCGTATGCAAAGTCAATCAGAAAAGGAATGTCCCCTCTTATAATACAAGAAGGTCTAATAGCAGGAGAAGAATACTTTAGAAAAAATGTATTATCAGGTAATCATTATAATGGAACACTATCAATGATTGCGGGATTACCACATGAAACGTTTGAGACTCTTGACAATACTGCGGATTGGCTGAACAAGTATTGGAAGAACCAAGCAACAATGCATGGACTATACATATCGCAACACGTGGGTCATGATGGTATTGATGCGGTATCTGAAATAGAAAAAAACCCGTCAAAGTACGGATACACATGGAGAGATAAGACTCCTATTGATAGAATAGTTGAATCGTATTATCATACCAATTGGGAAGTAAAACAAATAATACCAGATAACGTTTCAATACATGATATGATGAAAAATAAAGCTGTTGATTGGTTAAAACGAGAAGAACTAAAAGACCGAGCAAAAGAAACTATGCAACGTGCATGGGTACATCCAAGTGGAGATTATGATTTTATTGATATGGTAGAGTGGAGTGCGAAGTTTCAATCCAATAGAATACAAAAACTAAAAAGACCAGAAAGTCAAAGTGGTTGGCACATGCACTGGTATAGTATACTAGGATATAATTTGAATGATGTGTATTCTGGTAATCCACCGATTATAGATGACAATGACGTTAGTAGATATTACGATTTTATTGAAAACTACAAAAAATCTAAGATAAATTGGTATAAATAAAGACATGAGTAATATATTCAACAGACTAGAACTACAGGCATTCCGTGCTGGTATTACACCAAGAACGGATGAATCTCGTGCATGGTTTATGAACAAAGCCAAGAACATGAGGTCTATCAATCGTCAAGCGTTGATTAAAGAAGACCCTCTTAAACAGAGGTCTGCACTAAAGAACCTATCTAGAACTGGACTGGTTGGTACAATGCAGATGTTCTTCTATGACCCCAAACACAAAGAGACACTTCCATATTATGATTTGTTTCCTTTGATTGTAGTGATTGGGCCTGCGGAAGGTGGATTCTATGGATTGAACTTGCATTATCTTCCACCCATCTTACGTGCAAAAATGTTAGATGCATTGATGGAAACCGCAAATATGAAAGCGACAGATAATGCAAAGTTTCAGATTACTTACAAAAAGTTACAGGCAATCTCTAAGTTGAAATACTACGAACCCTGTTTTAAACACTATCTGACTAAACATGTCAAAAGTAAGTTTGCAGAAGTACCCATGCCAGAATGGGAGATTGCAACCTTCTTACCGACTGCACAGTTCCGTAAAGCGAACTCTAAGAAAGTTTATGCAGATTCACGAAAAGCTATAGGTAGACGTTCATGATAGCAATTGACGATTTTAAATCACAAGTCGGACAAGGTGGTGGTATGGCAATGGGAAATCTGTACAAGATTTTCCTACCCCCAATCGGTGGTGATGCAAGAGAAATGAACTTGTTATGCAAAGCAACATCTTTGCCTGGCAGACAGATTCTATCAACAGAAAAACAAATGGGTCTTTATACCACCAAGATGGCATATGGGTATGCTGTCGATGATGTTACACTGACCTTCCATTGTCTTAATGATATGAAAATAAGAAACTATTTTGAGACATGGCAAAACCTTGCGGTCAATCAAGAGACCCAAGAGATTGGATACTTTAACGATTACACACATCCTGTTATTATCCAACACATTAAGAAGGGAACATCATTCCCTATCGCAAAAAAGAAATTATATGATGCGGGTAAGATACCTTCTTCTCTTAGAAGTAGATTACCCAGACTAGGGCCACTCGACCTTGCACAAGGCGAGTTTGACTTGAATTTGGTATTCGGTGATGATATCACCTATACTTTAGTCCTAGATAAGGCTTACCCAACAACATTGAATGCAATTGAGTTGAGTGATGACGGACAATTACTTGAGGTGACAGTACAAATGTCATACAAGAATTGGAAGTCCAAAGGTGGAGACGCAAGAGATACTGGTTTTGTACAAGGTGTCGCAGGCGAATTACTTAGAAAATTTTTATAAGATTATTTGGAGAATAATATAATGGCACTACCTAAACTAAACGGGAATCCGAAATATGAGATGTTGATTCCTTCTAAACAACAGATGGTTAGATTCCGTCCGTATTTGGTAAAAGAAGAGAAAGTCCTTCTCATGGCATTTGAGAGTCAAGATACGACTCAAGCTATGAAGGCAATCATTGACACAATTGAAGTATGTGTCGATGATAAGATTGACAAGAAAGAACTTACCACATTTGATGTGGAATATATGTTCACAAAACTCCGCAGTAAGTCGGTAGGTGAACGTAGTAAGTTGAATATGGGTTGTCAAAAATGTGATACTAAAAACGAGATTACTGTTGACCTCGAAGCTATTGAACTCAATATGGACAATCCATCTGAGACAATAGACCTACAGGAAGAAGTCTTTGTGGAAATGGGTTACCCATCCGCAGATGTTCTTATGAACATGAAAGAAGGACTATCACAAACAGAACAATTGATTGAACTAATCGTTTATAGTATCAAGAATATTTTAACCGAAGATGAGAACATCAACGCAAACGATGTGTCAAAGGATGACTTGAGAGACTTTGTTGACTCTATGACTGGTGAACAGTTTAAGAAAGTCAGTGAATTTGTCGCAACAATTCCGACTTTGACCCAAGACGTTGAGTTCGATTGTAGGGAATGTGGAACACATAACAAGACTACGTTATCGGGTTTTACTGATTTTTTTTAGTAAACCTTTCCCATGATAGTCTCATAAATTTTTATGAAACTAATTTTTCGTTAATGCAACATCATCATTATAGTTTGACTGAACTTGAAATGATGATGCCGTGGGAAAGGGAGGTATATGTCACTCTTCTCACAGAACATATAAAGGAAGAGAACGACAAACATAGGCAACAACAGGGTAGATAAATGGCCGAAGAAATGCATCCCGCAAAAGGGGCTGGTAGAGACAGTGATTCGCAAAAGAATCTTCTGAGAAAACTGATTAACGAGATGAATGAGAATCATGCCGAATCAGAGAATCATCGAGCCCAACACATAGAGATTGCTGAAGGTACTCACAATATCCTTAACGATATTCTAGAACAAGATGCAATGCATTTCGAAAAGGATAAGAAAGCTAAAGAAAATGCAAAGGGTGATGATAACGAAGAGAAGAAAGAAAGAAATGCAATCTTTAAGAAACTCGGAAATCTCCCATCATCAATAAAAGACTCTCTCAAGAGAGTAAAAGACGCTCCTAGTAATCTCATGAGTTCTCTTGGCAAGAAAGTCAAGGGATTCGGTGGTATGCTCGGTAGTCTTGCGAAGGGTGCTGGTGTCGGTATTCTTGCGATTGTTGCTACTGCGGGTCTTATGTCTTCTGGTCTGATTGATGGTGAGAAGGTCAAAAAGAATGTTCTGAGTCTACTGAGTATCGGTGATGAGATGAACGTGGCAAAGCTTGCCACTCTCATTGCGTTCCCTACTGCAATGAAACAAATTGCAACTGGTCTAGTATTCTTCTCTGCGGGTGGTGGTATCGCTGGCATGACCCAAGGCGTATTGGATAAATTTGACCAAGGTAACTGGGCAGACACCACAAAGAAAAATGTTCTAACCTTATTGAGTATCGGTGAATCACTAGACGGTGCTAAACTTGTAACACTTGCATTATTTAAACCCGCAATGATGGCAATAGGTGTTGGTCTTGCCGCATTCGGTATTGGTACTGGGGTTGCTGGCGTATCACAATTAATAGATTTTGATGC